TTATCGAATGTTGTACAGGGCGAGGATCGATTGGGTGGCGGTGATGGCGTCCCTGGCCGCCGTCGTCGCCGCCGTCGCGTCGAGTTCGGGATGCTTGCGGACGACATCCTCGGCGGCGTCGAGCGCCGCCTGGGCCGCGCCGTCGGCCTTTCGCAGTTGCTCGACCGCCCCCGGTTCGGCGCAGGCCAAGGCATTCGGCTGCGGGCAACGGGGAAGGGCGGCATATCGGGCGGCCGGCACCAGGACGGCCGCGTCGTAGGCGGCGCGCAGTTCGAAGACGGTTTTGGGCGGTGTCTCGGCGCATGCCGTCAGGGCGATCGCCAGCATGGCGATCATCGCGGCCGCCGGCGCGGCCCCGCCCGGCGTGGGCGGGGGCGGGGCGGGTGGCGGCGGGGTAGGGGTACCGGTTTCCTTGGCTTTCAGAATATTCAAGGCCAGCAGGTCGATCAGGCGATACAGCCTTCCCCAAACGGTGGCCGGGTCTGGCGTGGGAATCACGGCCGCCAAGGCCGAGGCGACCGCGACCACATGGGCCGGATCGGCCAATAGCCAATCCAATAGCGTTTCGATGAATTTCAGCGTGGTCATGGATTCTCCTTTCAGGCATGAAAAATGCCGCCGGGCGGTGGGCCGGGCGGCTTTGTCGGGATGGTGGGGCGGGTTACGGCGCGTCTTCCGTGGAAGGCGGCGGCGGTCGACCGAGCAGCCGTTGTACGGTGCTCGTCTCGAAAATGCGGATGCTTGTCCAGATGATGGTCAGCAGCGCGGCGATCGCCGGCAGCACCTGAGCCAAGGTGCCGAGCAGGATGGTGGCCGAGGTCAGGTCGCCGGCCGCCTTGATGGCGTCGGGAAGGGCTTTCATCGCGCTATTTCTCCAGCGAGGCGCGGATCGCGGCGATTCTGCGATCGAGATCGGCCATCCAACCGATCTGGTCGCCGTTGGGCTGGGTGACCTTGGCTTCGGTGCCCAGCATCGCTTCGCGTAAGCGGCGGTCGCTTTGCTGCGCTTCAAGGTTGGCGATCGCCGCGCGGCGGACGTCATTGCGGGCGGCCTTCAGTTCGTCGTCGGTCTTGGGCCGGCTTTGCCAGATCTCGGTGGGAGTGCCGTCGATCAGTTGAATGTCCCGCCCGCCGACAAGATTGCTGCAATCGTCGGGGCGGGCGGCTTCGCCGACGCGAACCAGGGGGGTGATTTCCTCCTTCGGGAAATTTCCGGGGAACTGGGTGCCGTCGGCCAAGCAGACCGGAGCGCCGTCGTCGATGGTTTGGCGAATTTCGCCGTCCTTGATTTCCGCGTACATGCTTCCTCCTTACGAAATGGGGCCGTGGCGTGTGCCGGTGGCCGCCCACGTCACATAGCTGTTGCCGGTCAGGCAGGCGCCAGCGGCGCCCCCGCTTCCTCCCGCGTTGTCGGCAGATTGCCCAGCGGCGCCCGCCAGTCCGGGACCGCCGCCGTACCCCCCACAGCCGCTTGCTCCGCCAGCGGTTAACGTCCCGGCATATCCTGCGCCACCATCGCCCCCAGCAACTCCGCCAGGGCCAGGGGGGCAACCAGCGCCGCCGCCGCCACCGTCTTCACCACCATTACCGTTTGTGCTGCCCGCACCACCGCCACCACCGCCACCGCCTTGAATGGCGCCGTTGTTGGTGATGGTCACCGGAACGCCAACGCTGAGCGCCGTGGAGCCGGGACCTCCGGGGGTTCCGGGGTTGCCAAACATGCCCCCGTCACCGCCATTTCCCCCACTGCCGCCCGCTCCGCTGATCGTCCCGTTGTTGACCAGGGCGAGTTGGGAACCGGCCGGAAAGGTGCTTGAAATCGACATCACACCGACCACGGCACCGGAGGCCACCGTTAGGGTGCCGATCAGCGGCGAGGCTCCATCCCAGCCGCCGGCCAGCATCTTGGTGCGAAAGTCGACGCCGTAAGTCGTGCCCGTCAGGGTGACGTTGATTGTCTGCGGGCTGACGCCGCCCATCAGTTCGCCGCCGACGATCATCACTGCACCCCCTTGACGCAGGCGGCGACGATGTGGGTGGCGTCGAGCACCCAGTAGGCGATGACGTCCTTGGCGTTGGCGGCGGTCGACAGCGTCGGCACGCCGGCCGTGCCGAACTTCCAGTAACCGCCGTAGGCCAGCGTCCGCGAGCCGGTGGCGTCCTGGCCGACGGCGATGTGGCCCGATTGGCCCGCCACCAGATTGGTGGGATTGGCGAGCGTCCGGTTGCCGCCCAGCGTCACCGAGAAATCATTGTTGGCCGAAAAATCGGGGGTGATGGTGGCGCCGTCCGCCAGCGCGGTGGTCGAGGCCCGTTGCGGCCCGCTCCAGGCGTTGGCGCCGTTGAGCAACGGAATGTTGGCGCCGCTGGTACCGGTGTTCTGCGAAGCCGCCGTGCCCAGCGTCGGCTTGCCGGTCAGGTCGGCATAGGCGCCCGAAATCGCCGCCGCCGCCAGGGCCGGACGGCCGGATAGGTCGGCATAGGCGCCCGACGCCGCCACCGCCGCCAGGCCGAGATTGGCGCGGGCGGCGCCGGCGCTGACGAGATCGGAAAGATTGTTGGATCTCAGCATGTCGCCGCTGCCCGATCCGCTTGGACCTTGGATGCCCTGCGGCCCTTGTGGGCCCAGGGGGCCCTGTGGGCCGGTGGCGCCGGAAACCGACAATTGCCAATTGGCGATGGTGCCGGATCCGCCGCAGGTGCCAATCGTCGCCACCAGAGTGGTGCCGGAATAGCTGGTCACCTGACCGGTCATCCAGTTGACCGTCGGGTTGACCGCGTCGGCGGCGGTGATGAATTGCCCCGGATTGAATTGCTTGCCGGCCTGGGTGACGAAGGTGCGCGAGCCGTTGCCGATGGCCAGCGCCGAGGTCGAGGTGGCGGAAAGCGCGGCGGCATAGGTTTGCGCGGTCCCGGCCGCCGTGGCGGCCGATGCGGCGGCGCCGGCGGCACCGGCCGCGCTTGTCGCCGCCGCCGTGGCGCTGGCCTGGGCGGCATTCTCGGACGCCGTCGCCGCCGTCGCCGCGGTGAGTGACTGGGTGGCGGCCGCCGAGGCGCCATTGGCGGCGGTCTGCACCAACCCAAGATAACCACCGGGATCGATTCCCGAGCCGACCGGGACCTGGACCGCCCGCGACAATTCCTCGGCCAATTGCTGGGTCTGTTCGGTCAGCCCGTCGAGGGCATGCTCGACGATCTCGGGATAGAACGTCGCCTGATTGGCGAAGGTGGTGTTCTGGACATAGGCGACGATCCGGCGGACGGTGACGGTCTGGCCGGCGGGCAGGGGTGGGCCGGATAATGGCAGGGTGACAATGCCGCCGGTCGGGTCGCCGATGCCGCTCACGCCATACTCGGATGGCGCGAGCGTCGTCGCCACCGGGGGCGATTGGGTGTTGTCGGTGACGGTGACCGTCAAATCGGCGTCGGCCGAAACCGGGAATGCAAAGGGAAAGCGGGTGGCGGCGCCGTTCGTCTGGTAGGAGACGGACGAGCTGGTGGACGAGATGGTCATGTGACCTCCCTGCGATTGGATCGGCGAATGGCGGAAGAAGGGTGGCTGGCGTTTAGGCCAGGCGCTTGGAATAGACGTGTTCGATCGGCCGGAAGCCGAGGCGGACGAACAGCGGGCCGACGTCGTGGTGGATTTTCACCCGATTGACGATGCGGCCCACCCCCGCCGCGACCAGATGGTCCTCGGCGGCTCGCAGCAGCCCAAGGCCGGCCGCTCCCCGGCGATGCTCCCTCGACAGGAAGAAGACATCCGAATCGGCGACGCTCAGGCTGCGATAATGAAGGCTGGGGGCGACGATGTAGCAGGCGTAGCCCACCAGCCGGCCATCGTCGCGGGCGGTGGTGACGTTGAGCAGTCCGGCCTGTTCCAGGCGCCGGTATTTCTCCCAGTCGGGCTCGAGCGGCACGGTGTCCTTGTCGAGGGCGATCTCGTGCCAATGATCGACCAGCAGCGGCTGGGCCTCGTCGATGGCGTCGGAAAAGCGTTCCTGTTGGAAGGTCAGCATGAATGGCTCCCGCGAAGAGGGGGTTGAATGGGGCCGGGCCGCGTCAGGCGTCGGCGAAGTAATGGGCGACGTTCGAGCCCATGCTCTCGGAGGCATTGAGCAGCGTATTGGTCTTCTGCCATTTCGCCTCCTGGCCGATGGCGGCGGCCTGGGCGCCGTACAGGCCGGCGCTGGCCTGGTCGTCCATCGCCTGGACTTGGTAGCCATAGGCCTGGTGCTCGCCGGAATTCTCGGCGCTCAAGGCGTTGAGCTCGCCCATCGTGGCGTCGTCGCTTTGGATATCGAGCGGCGAGCCGCTGTCCAACTCGACCCCGTGGGCCGCCATCTGGGCGCGCGCCGCGCCGATCAACTGGGCGGTCTTCTGCCGCTGCTGCTCGTCGGCCGCCTGCCCCTGCGACAGGGCGTACTGGGCCTGCTGGTCGGCGGCGATCCGGTTGTTGTCGGCCACTTGCGCTTGGTAATCGGCCAGCGCCTGCTTGGAATCGGCCTGTTGCTGTTGCTGGCTGACGGTCATGGCGGTCGAAACGACGGCCATCACCGCGGCGGCTGCGGTAAATCCCATGGGTCACCTCGGTCGGTTAAGGAAAGTTCAAACGGATGGAACGGCATGGCCAGGGGGCCGAAAGGTTCGGGCGGGCCGACGGAAAAGCCCAGCCAGCCGAGCCAGCGCAGCGCCAAGGCGTTGCGGGCGTCGACCCGGTTGGACAGGCGGCCGAACGCCTGCAGCATCAACCGCACATGTCGCCGGTTGCGGCGCAGAAAGGCGATGGCGTGCCCCTCGACCGCGTCGGTGGCCAGCAGCCACGGGCAGGCGTGTCCGGCCAACACGCTGGAGGCGGCGGCGCCGAACATGCAGACCGGCATCCCGTCGACCAGCCCGGTCCAGGCCAGCGGCGATTGCGCCAGCGATCGGCGTAGCGCCTCCTCGGGCGCCGCCGCCGCCGCCGCCCATACCTCGTCGCGGTCGGCCTGGCGCATGGCGGCGGCGATGGGCGGGATATGGCCCGGTTCGGCCGCAACCACCTCAACCCGGGGCATCGCCGGCCCACAATTCGGGAATTACCGCCAGTACGGTGCAGGGCAGGGGCGAATCCTGGCGGATCAGGATCGAGCCGTGGCAGTCCCACAAAGGCGGCAGCACCATTCGCTCGTCGCCGGTGCGAAGCGCGGTGGCCTGGGAATAACCCTCGGTCGAGCGTTCCTTGACCGGGGTCAGGGTATCCTCGTCGTGCCCGATCGAGATGCCGCGGCTGTTCTCCAGGCGCACCGTCACCGCGCTGATCTTTTTGCGGCGGCCCTGGAGAGTGGGATCGCCGGCCTCGATGTCCAAACTGCGGAGTTCCGCCACATAGGGTAGGCCGACGGTGACCACCGAGGCGGGATGGGACAGCGTCACCGCGCCACCGGTCACCGTCTGGGGCGGCGACACGCCGCCATCGGCCAGGATGGCGACGGTGGCGCCCTCCAAATGGCCAAGACCGCTGATTCTGCTCGCCGGGGCGCCAGCGTACTGTAGCCCGCAATCGACGAACCAGGCCTTGGCGATATCGGCGTCGCCACCGGTCAGCAGGTTGCGGCTGGCCAGCCGTTCGACGGTGACGACCGGTTGGCCGCCGTTGACTCCCGGGATGGTGCGGCTGACGACGAAATAGACGGCGTTTTCCATCCCCTCGGACACCGACGCCACCGACAGGAAGGCGCCCTGAGTGTCGTGGCGGCACCAGGCCATGACGTCCTGGTTTTTCAGGTAGGTCAGGCTGAGCAGGGCGCCGTCGTCGCGGACCGCCCAGACCAGCTTGAACGGTTCCTCGGCCCAGCACCAATCGACCAGCCGGTGGCCGAAGAACAGGTGGGGCGAAAGAACGGTGATGTCGTTGCCGGTATAGAGGTCGGCATAGAAGTTGTAGGAAAGGTCGCGGACGGTGCTGCCCTTGGCCTGGACGTAGAGGATGTCCGATTCGATCACCAGCGGCGGCAGGTCGGCACAGCCGTTGTAGGATTGGGGGGTGACGATGGTGGCGCTCGGCGTCAGCACGCCGGTCTGCGAGCCGGCCGAAATCTTGAAGGCGCCGCTTTCGGTCAGCACCAGCAGGGCATTGACCGAGACCAAATTCTTGATGGCGTTGACCTGCTGGGCGGCGATGGTCAGGGTGATCGAATCGTCGTCGCGGGTCGGCGCCGAGAAGTCCATGTTGCGGAAGTTGCCGGGCTGGGTCATCCAGATGCTTTCCGGCTCGATCGACGACCCGGCGAAGACCTTGCGCTGCTGGTAGTAGCCGACGCAGCCGGGATAATTGTCGTCGGTCGCCACGGTGGCCGAGAGGACGGCGCCGGTTCCGGCGGAATCGCTGATCACCACGGTCGGGTTGGTGTAGCCGGCACCGCCGTTCTGGACGTAAACGCTGGCGATGGCGCCGCCGCTGGTGGCCGCCACCAGCACGGCGCCCGCGCCGGTGGGATCGCTGACGGTAAGCGAGGGATTGGTGTAGCCGCTGCCCGAGGCGGTGACCGTCACCGTGTCGATCGGCCGGGTGGCGAACGGGTTCTGGCCCTGCGGAGGCGTCTGGGTGGCGTCGGCCTCGATGTTGGCGTCGTCGAAGCTGATTCCAGTGGTCGAGCCGATATAGCCGTAGACGGCGCCGGCCGGCACCGGCCCGGTGGTGCCGATCGGTCCCTTGTAGACGTGGTAGCGCGAGGCGCCGTTTACCGGCGACCAGCCGATGGTGTTGATGACGCCGGTGTTCTGGTTGAGCGCCGCGTTCTGGCAGCCGGCGGCGACCGAGGGCAGGCTTTCCTCGCTGGGGGCGTCGGTGACGGCGGTGACCACGTAGGCGTAGTACTGGCTGCCGCCGCCATGGGCGGTGGCGCTGGTGCCGTTGGGGGCGGCGATGGCGGCGCGGAAGGCGACGGTGGACAGCGTCCACAGCCAATGCTGGGTCCGCGACAGATCCGTCGGCGGATAGGACGGATGGCACAAGGTCATCACGTCGGCCGACTGGGTGTATTTCAGCCGGGCGAGATCGGCGCCGTCATAGGGGGTGGCCAGGGTATAGACCCGCGCCGCCGTGCCGCCGCCGGCATAGGCGCCGAACTCGGTCGCATCGACGGCGACGCCGTCCAGCGTCAGTAATTGGAAGGTCGAGGCGGTCGCCGCCGCCACCCGGAACCGCTCGCCGGTCAATCCGCCGCCGATGCCGGCCAGGAACACCTCGTCGCCGTTGGCGTAGCCGTGGCCGGGCGCGGTGACGACGCAAGGGCTGGCAAGGGCGATGGCGGTGACGGCCACCGTCGGTTCCAGCACATGGCCGCCGTTCATCACCACCCGCAGGTAATGGTGGCCGAATTCCAGCACATAGGTCTGCACCGTCGAGAACTGGAAGGGGATCAGTCGCACCGGATGGGCGCCGTCCTTGACCCGGCCGACGAATTTGGTGCCGGGCCGGTTCGAGGCGCCGCCCGAGGGATGGACGAAGAAGTTGCGCAGGGTCTTGGCGCCGACATGGTACTTGGCCTGGTCGACGCGGGCCCACAGGGCCGGCGCCAGTTCGCCGCCGGCGAACGACGCCTGGATGACGGGGATTGCCATGGGGAGTGACTCCGGTAGGATAGAGGAAATGGTTGTTGATCTGGCGGAAAATGAAGCCGTTGATAGCCGCCCTTGGCCTGCTTCCTCTGCTTGCGGGTTGTGCCGCCAGCAATGGCGATTCATCGATTCGCACCACCTCGGCGGAGGCGAACATGCAAACGACCCTTGGCCTTGCGTATTTGATGGGCGACGGGGTCGTGCGGGATTTTGCCGAAGGCGAACGCCGACTTACCGCGGCGGATACACCTTGGGCCCATTACTGGCTTGGGCGCATGCGCTCGGGTGACGGCCCGTATCCCTTTGATTCAGTAGTCGCCAAATCTCATTTGGAAAAGGCGGTCGAGGGTCAGGTGGGCGCGGCGGCGGCATTGTTGGCCCGGATGTACCAGGACGGCCGTCTGCCGAGCGCCGATCCCGCCGAGATGGCGGCACTATGGTTTCAGTTTGGCGTCGATTGCTTCTGTATCGAATGCGCGTTCGAGGCCGGCCGCATTCGCGCCGATCAGGGACGGTGGCGTGAAGCTTATGTGCTCTGGCTATGGGCCGCGGCTGAGGATCGAAATTACCAGGCGATGGAGGCGTTGGCGGACGCAATTCTCGTCGGCGACCTGCCCGCCGAAAATCCCAAGGTCGCGGCGCTGGGATGGTTGGTCGCCTATCGCTTGGCGGGCTATGGCGATGGAAGAGCCGAGGCCTTGGAACAAGACATGTCGGCGGCCGAGGTCGCCGAGGGCGAGACGTGGGGGCAAGAATTTTTTGCCACATATTTCGGCGACGAGCGATTGCGCTACCGGGTGCGGCGGGTGCTTCAAAGCTCCGGCGGGTGATTATCGATTGAGAACCCGTTGCCACCAGGGAACGCCATTGAGTTCATCGATTTCGTTTTGGCATTGCCGTTTGGCCTGTTCGAGTTGGCTGATGGTGTTCGCGTTTTTTGGGCCCCCAGCCCTCAGACGTTCAATTTCGATTTCCAGGCGGTGAATTTCTTTCTCAAGGTCTCGAATGCGTCGTTCCCTCGCCGCGTCTTCGCCGGCAGTCGTGGATGATGCGTTATTCGCGGCGCCTGTGGGGCCGATCGGCCCCACGGGGCCCTTATCCGCCCAGTCCGAACGCTGTGAGGGACGAATCCCAGCGGCCGGAGGCCGGGCCGCAATCCTGCCGCGACCCGCTCACCCTTTTCTGACCGTCTCGGCGCCCCTGGCCGCCAGCCATTCCACCGGCCGTTCGCGGCTTTCGGCCGCCTCGTTGGCGTCCAGCGCTTTGGCGCCGGCAATGGCGGCGGCGGCGGTTTGCAGGCAGGCCTGGGCCAGGCCCTTGTCGCCGGTCAGCGCCACCGCCAGTTCGGCGGCGACCATCCAGCTCAGCGCCTCGACGAAGGCCGGATTGAACAATCCCGGCTGGGTGATGCGGGCGCTATAAAGCAGCACCGCCTGGGGCTGGTCGGTAAGGATGACGCGAATGGCGTTGCCGCCCTGGTCCTGATCGCCGGCCACCTCGAAGGGGATCGGCGGCAAGGCCGCGTCCGGGCGGTCGATGGCGCGGGCCAGCAGGCAATCGGTGGGATAGGCGTAGCGGAACAGCCAGGGCGTCGGCGGCGCGCCCAGATCGGCCAGCGCCGCCCGCCGGGTGGCGAAGCCCCAACGATACTGGGTTAACAGGGCGTCGCGGATGGTCGGATAGATCAGGGCGCAGGCATTGGCCTCGGCGCTGCCCTCGCCGAGCGAGGCGATGGTCGAGCGGGTGCCCAGACGCAGCAGGGCCAGATTGCAGATGTCGATGTCGGACGCCATGGCGGCTTCTCCTCGCTGGAAGTCGGAAAGGAAGGGGCCGCCCCTTGGGAGGGGCGGCCCGCAACGGGACCCTAAGCGGCCGCCTCCGCCGGCCGCTGGGTCAGGGATTCGACCGGATCGACCTTGGCCATCCGCTGGCCGGCCGCCTTGACCGCCTTGCGGGCGGCGTCGTCGCGCGGCTGCATGTGGGGACCGGGCACGAGATCGTCGGCGACCTCGATGATCGCCTCCTCGGCCACCAGCCGGTCGTTGATGTAGGAGGTCTCGGTAATGCGGTAGCGGGCCATGTCGTCCTCCGTCAGTTGGCGGCGTTGAAGCCGCTGGCGTAGGCGGCGAATGCCTGGCGGTCGAGCACCAGCTCGGCGGTGATGGCGCCGGCGGTCATCGGGCCGGTGGCGACGACGTAGTTCAGCCGGATGTAGCGCTGGATGCCGAGCGGCAGGCCGATGCGCAGCAGTTCGGTGCCGGCCGTCAGGCTGGCCACCGGGATCGCGTCGGACTGGGCCAGGGTGGTCCAGCTGGCATTGTCGGCCGAGGTCTGGAACTGCACCTGCAAGGTCGCCGCGCCGGCGGCGGTGAAGGCGGTGACCACGGTGCAGACCAGCTGCAGGGCCGGGTCGCCGCCGTTGGCGATGTCGCGACTCTGCGACAGGTCGATGGTGTTGTTCGACGCCGCGGTGCTGGTGATCGCGGTGCCGCTGTCGAACTGGAGGAATTTGTCGATGATCATGGAATCTCGTCTCCTGGGAGGGGGGACGGGCGGGCATGAAAAAAGGCGGGTCAAGGCCCGCCCGTCCGGTATGGATTTCGACCCGGCGTCAGACCACGCGGGCCTCGGTGTTCAGCAGGGCGTCGACGGTCCGCACCGGGACGCCGCGGAAGGTGGTGACCGGCCGACCGTCGAATTCATCGACGCGCAGCAGCACGTTGGTCTTGGTGGTGGCCTGGATGTCCAGCCAGGTGCGGATGGTGCGGTTGCAGTAGATCGCCGTGTTGCCCATGGTGACGCCGGCATCGGCCGCATCCGACTTCTGCTCGCCGCCCGCCGTCACCGGCTGGGTCGGCAGTCGGTGCAGGCCGCGGATCAGTCCCTTGATCAGGTCGGGGGCGGAGCCGCCCGACAGGGTGTTGACGTCGATGTTGGCCAGACGCACGACGTAGCGCCAGTCGCGGACGCTCAGGCCGCAATCCCATTTGTAGTGGGTGCGGTAGCCCTGGTAGAGGCCGCCCGAGCCGTCGGTCAGCGTCCATTCGCCCAGATCGCGGTGCTGAAGCCCGGTCTGGCCGCCCTTGGGGAAGATGCCGTGGACGGAATTGGGGCCCCACACCACGATCCACATCGAGGTGTTGGTGGACCCGGTGCCGCCCATGTCGATGACGTTGGCGGCGGTCTGGGCGGTGGCGGTGCTGACGGTGGAATAGCGGGGCGCCAGGCCCAGGAAGCGCTCGGGGTTGACGGCGGTGTTGCCGTAGAACAGCGTCTGCGCCATCTGCTGGTTCATGCCCTCCAGGAAGGCCAGATCCTCGGACAGGCGGAAGGCGCCGCTGTTGCCGTTGAGATCGACGATGTCCTTGTCGATCTCGGAATAGACCTCGAGCATGCCGCAAGTGTCGACCACCTGGGCGGTGGTGCTCTTGGCCTTGGGGACGCCGTAGTTCAACAGGCGCCAGGCCGCCTGGGGCAGGCCGGTGCGCACGGTGGTCTTGTGGCCGGTCGGCAGGTTGCCCTCCACCACCAGCATGTCGTCGAGGACCTCGTTGGTCTGGGACAGCAGGTTGATGATGCGGGCGACCTTGCCGTCGTCGTCGATGCGCTTGGCCCAGTCTGCGTAGGTCAGCGCGGCGGTTCCGATCATGGTCATTCAGGTGCCTCTCAGTTGTTGTGGTCGGGATAAAAGATCTCGGCGTAGGACTTGGTGGAGCGCGCCGCGCGCGGCGCGACCATGCCGTCCTCGGAAATCGCCTTGCCCACCCGATAGAAGAAGCGGACGACATCGGGGTGGTTGCCCGCCCCGGTGATTTCCAGCGCCCGGCGCAGGTCGGGGCCGCCGAAGGCGTCGATGGCCTTGCCGGCGGTGGCGATGTTGCGGGCCAGCCCAAGGCCGCCCAATTCGCGGTCGGCCTTGACCTGCTTCTGCCACTGCGATTGCTGCTCCTGCCACAGGCGGGTGGGGCCTTCGGCCGCTTCCCGTGCGCGTTCGGCGTACAGATCGACCAGCCGCTGCGCCCCTTCCTGGGGCAGGCCCAGTTCCTTGGCCAGGGCCTTGAACTCGGCGGAAAGCTGGGTGTCGGGCTGGACGCCCTCGGGCAGGGCGAAGTCGGCATAGGCGTCCGGCGTCGCGGCGGCGGGCCGCCGTTCGGCTTGAGGCTGGGTGGGCTGGGGCTGGGCGCCGAAGGGACGGCCGGCTTCGCGGGCCTCCTTCTCGGCGACGGCCGTGGCCGCCACCTTGTTCCACAGCCCCAGCGCGTTGGCCGGGGTGTCGCCGGGGGTGGCGGAAACGGGGGCCGAAACGGGTTGCTGCGCTCCTGAGTCGGTGTTCTGGGTCAGGATGGTGTCAGACATTGGAATCCTCTTTCGCTTCGGTGAGCATGACGATGTACTGCTCGGGGCAGGCGGCGTTGATGTCGGCGATCAGGACAAGGCCGACGTTCCGCTGCCCCTCGTTGAAAAAGGTGGTGGAATTGCCGGTGAAGCTGGTGCGGAAGATTCCGCACTGCTCCAGCAGCCACCACACGTACTGGCGGCCCTCGCGGGTCGCCATCACCGCCCGGAAGGCGGCGATTCGGGAATTCTCATTGCGCTCGGCCTTGCGCTTCTTGCGGCCGACCGATTCGGGGTCGGCGGCGTTGAATGCCTCGGAGGCGTCGATCATGGCGGGGTTCCTTCGCGCTGGGGGAAACGCCCACACCGCCGGGAAGCGGGCGGGAATGTTGGTCGAGGGGCAAGGTTGGCGCGACGCTCCGTCCCGGCCTTGACGATGGGGGCGTGACGAAATGCCGCGCGCTGGTTCCGGTGCTGATGCTGTCCGCCGTTTGCCGCGCGGACGGTGTGCCGCCGGGGGATTCCCCGGACGTCGGGCGCGACGCCCCCGCCAAAGCCGTCGGTAGCGAGGGCTCGGCATTCGCCGACAAGGGCAACAATGCCCACGATCGCAAGGACTACGCCGAAGCCTTGGGTTGGTACCGAAAGGCCGCCGCCCTCGCCAGGGACTGGATCGACCGCCTGCGGGCAAGGTCGGGTTGTTCGCGCCACTGA